ACAAGCAAGGACATATTAACGAGGCGTTAGATTTAGCCGATAAGGGGTTATATCACAAAGACAGAATTAAGGAAGTAATAAAGGCAGATTTCTATAACCAAAATACTGGCAGAATTAGCGTTATGGAGTTGAGGAATAAGCTATCCCGGAAGTATGGCGTATCGCTACAAACTATCTATAACATCACTAATAGATAATTTACAAAAATTATAATTATAACGTAGTAAATTTACGAGATATGAAAATAACACCCTTTTTAAACATCAAAAAAACCGATAATGTCGCAGATATTGAGATATTTGGCGATATAGGGTATAACGTTTGGGCAGATACTTATGAGGAGTATAAGGCCAATACAAGCGAACAGAAAGCAGAGGAGATAAAAGCCTTACAGAATTTAGGTGTTGATACTATCAATGTAACTTTAGAAAGTTTAGGTGGCGATGTTAGTCACGCTTTGGCTATTTATTCTTTATTGAAGAATAGCGGTGCAACGATTAACACCTATTATAGAGGTGTAAATGCTTCGGCTTCTACTATTATAGGAAGTGCAGCTACAAGCGTAAAGAACATTTATATGGACAACACGGGTTTATTTCTTGTTCATAAGGTTATGAGCTACGTTGAAGGTAATGAGAACGATATGCAAGACATGATTAACGACCTTGAGAAATGGCAAGGTGCAATTAATCAAGTGTATTTGAATTTAGGCGTAGAAAAAGAAGTGATTGCCGAGTTAATGGAACGCAATGGTGGACATGGCGAATACCTAAACTTTAAAGAAGCGAAAAAATACGGATTCGTAGGTAAGGAGTGGGAAACTAAAAAAGTAGCTAACTACTCAAGAGATACATTCGTGAACAAAGACTTATTAGTACCTAATTTTATAAATCAAAAAGAAGAAAAAATGGAAGAAACAACACCAGTTGTGACTGAAGAAAAAACTTTGCTTCAAAAGATTTGGAACAAAATCTCTAACGAGACTGAGCCAACTGCTGAGAACGAAGTGGACAACGAAGTTACACCAGAAGAACAAACGGCTATCGTAGATGAAGTTATGCAACTACTTGAGCCAAGAATCGTAGCTTTAGAAGAAGCTATGGCTGAATTAATGCCAAAAGAAGAAGAAGAAGACGCAGAAGAGCAGCCAATGGAGGAGGAAGTAGTAGAGGACAAAAAAGAAAACTTGACCGAGGTTATCAAAAACGAAATCGCTGAAGCTTTCAAAAACTTTGTTGAGCCTACTCCAACAAAATCAAACAAGACAAACTCGGTAAATGAGCCGACTTGGAAACAACATTTAAATAACTTTCAAAATTTCATTAAATAATGGCAACACCAACAATTTCACCAAACACTTATGCTGGTAAGGATTTAGAAGGCATAATAGCGCAGTCGGTCTTAAGAGGAAGAACGATTGAGAACGGATTAATCTCAGTACATACTGACATTGACTCAAGAGCGGTAGTTAAGACTATGGCTAACACAATAACTGTTCAAGATTCTGTAGCTGCTTTCAATAGCGCAGGCTCTTTAACTTTGGGCGAGAAATACCTTGACCCTAAAAAATTCATGGAAGCAGTTGAATTTGACTACCAATCATTGAATGGTACTTGGTATGCAAGTCAGCAGCCGAGAGGACGTGGGGGCGATTTCGTTCCACCTGCAACTATCGAGGAGGCTTTAATTGAGCAACAAGCTTTGATTCGTTCAAAGTTCATTGACGCTTCTATCTGGAGAGGTAGTGTAGCTGCTGGTCAATTATCTAAAATCACAGTTTCAGCTTCTTCTAACGTAGTAACTGGTCTTATTCCTTTGATGGAGGCTGGTTCAGATGTAAGCAAATTGGATTCTGATAAAGTTGCAATGACTGGTTTTAGTGTAGCAAGTTCTGCGGTTATCTCCGTAACATCTACATCTAACTTACAAACTGGCGATGTAGTTACTCTTTCATCTTGTGTAGGATTTAATGGAACTGAATTTAGTGATTTAGATGGAACATCTTACCCTATCACAGTATTGAGTGGTACTACTTTCTCTATTCCTTTTGATTCAAGTTTATTCACAAGTACTTTTACAAGTGGTAACATCAACTACATTAACTCTTCTAACGCTTTAGCAGTATTGACAAGCGTATACAACGGATTGAGCGAGTCTGTGGAAGATGACCCAGATTTCTACATCTTTGGAAACAAAGGTTTGGGTAAGGCTTACTCTTTAGCTCAAGCAGCAGCAGCTAACGGAGCAGGTTCTTACTACATTGGTGCTAAAGAATTGGATTTCTTAGGTAACAGATTGGCTATTTTGCCTTTCGTATCTCCAAATACAATCGTAGCAGCTAACGTATCTAACCTACACTTTGGAACTGCACTTGATGCAGAGTGGAATAACGTATCTATCTTGCCTCAGTACGAAGTAACTGGAGACAGAACTGTTCGTTACAGATGTGACTATGCTTTTGATGTTAACTACACCAACGGCGAGGACATCGTTTTATTCCGATAGTATTAAATTTATAAAGGGGGTGTTAATTCACTCCCTTTTAACAACAAAAAAAATAATTATAAAATGGCAGCAAATTTAAGTTTAGCAGCAGGTGCAGGGGCAAACTGCCCAAGAACGGCAGGAGTCAAAGAACTCTATACCATTCCAGTTGCAGATATTTTAAGCATCACATTAGGAAGTAATCACGACATCACAAACATCGTGTTTGCAACGGCAGGTACTGGCTTTGGTAAAATCAATTTCAAACGTGGAGAATGTGAAGTAACTGAAGCAATGGAGAGAAGTAACCAAGTAGAGGTAAACTTTGCAGTAGCTAACCCAACAAAAGAACAACGTAAAGAAATACAAGCAATCAAAGATTCTTGTGAGCAGTATATGGTAGCTCGTTTGTACGATGGTGACAGACTTTTGTTTATCGGTTACGATGAGGAGTTTGGAGATGAGGCATTCGCAGCGTTTATGTCGGCAGAGTCTACAAGTGGTAGAGCAAAAGCAGACGACAACTTATTCTCATTTACTATGATGGCAGAGCAAGGCGAGTTCTTGCGTGTATTGAGCGGTATTAGTGGTGCAACTGTTGCAGCTACAACTCCAGCGGAAATAGTAGCAGAATTAGTAGCAGCAACATCTGTATAATATGTGGGTTTTTAAGAAGAAGTATAAAGGGCAAAAAATTGGTGTTAGGGGTTTTGGTATCCTTGACACCAACACCCTTAGTGCGGAGTTAATTTACAAGTATAGCTTGTTACCACAATTTACCAAACTGATAAGATTTATCGAACGTGCAGAAGAGAATAAAAAACCATCCAAGAAAAAGTCATCAAAGCAGCTTCCAAGTAACTAATAACGTAATTCAGTTACCAGACTACACAGATAAGCAGAAGATAGTTACTAAGCAGGGGTTAAGAATTGTATCTACAGTAGATAACAATTTATTCCCTCAAAAGGTATCTAAATTAGCTAAAGAAAGTAGCACTTTAAAAGCGGTAATTAACTCGTTTGCTGAGTATGTTAGCTATGGCGCTTTATTAACTGAAAATATGCAGTTAGAGCGCAAGTTGACAAAGGACTTGAACAAATACTATAATTGGTTTGAGTTAGCTAAAAGAGTAGCTAAAGACCGCAGAACTTATGGTTACGGCTTTATTGAAGCTATTCGTAAAGGTAGCGAGGTGTTTGTATATCATTTAGATGCTTCGCAGGTGCGATTTATGGAGTATTTCGGAGAGAAACCCGAAGCCGTAGCAATTAGTAAGGACTGGAACGATACAAGAATACGCCCAATAGAGCGTACATTATACCCAAACTACGATGAAGATGGCAGAACGATTATTCCTATTATGGAATATGAAAGCGGAATGATAGACTACCCTCTGCCTATGTGGAGTGGTGCGTTTTTCGATGCACAAGTAGAGAGTCTTATAGGGCAATATAACGCTAACCAGTTTGAGAATGGAGTTACTTTGTCCAGTATCTTGATGTTCGACTTTGGAGATACTACCGATGCGAATGGCGATGCCGAAAAAGGTTTAGCAAGACAGAAGCAAAAGTTAGAAAGTCAGCTAAAAGGAACGAGTCAAGGCAGAAGCGGTAAGAGTTTAATTGTACCAAAAAGTGGAGATGTTGAAGCGCCAGAATACATTACCTACCCTATGCAAAAAGAGGGCAGCTTTATTGAGTTGCAGAAGTTGGTAGAGAACAACATTGTAAAAGCGTGTAGTTGGTTTAGAAGTTTGGCAGGATTAGAGAGTGCTGGTGTACTTGGGAACAATCAACAACTACGGAATGAGTGGGAGTTGGCCGAAAGGTTAATTAGAAATGAGCAAGACATTATTATGGAAGCCTTGCAGAAAGCGTTTAAAGGTACTCCTTACGAGGGCGAAGTGAGTTTTAACAATCAGTCGCCTATGAACGTGGTTAATGACTTGGCGGCTATTACTGCGTTATTAGAGAAAAAGGATATAATCGGCGAAGCAGCAGTTTATGAGTTGCTGATGATGATGGGAATGGATGAAGAACAAGCTAAAATAATAGTGACCAATGATAGCGAGTAAAGCAGAGATAAAAGCGTTAGCATTCAGTAATACGTTTGATATGAATGCCGTAAAGGATAACCTTATCCAGTTAGTGGAATGGGAACAAGTATTGTCTTTATTCGGTGCTGATTTTTACGATGATGTGGTAGCTAATCCAGCAAGTTATACAACGCTAATAGACACCTATTTAAAGCCTTATATCGCATACAATGTAAAGGCTTATTTGAGTAAAGCCAATCATATTAAGACTGGCAACAAAGGCGCACAAACGGCACAAGGTAGTAACGAGCAAATCGCAAACGTAGAGTTCGCCAAGCGTGAGGCAATGAATATGGCGACAAAGTACAAGCGTCAAATGATTACTTACTTGGATAACACCAAGCCGACACTATGGAAAGGAGAGCCAAAGGATGACCAAATAATTAACAAGATTATAATAATGTAATGGACAGCATTTACGTTACAAATTATTTTACTAATGGAATAGAAAGTAGCTTTATTTTGGCTGCTTTCTTTTTTCTTTTGTTAGCGTTTGTGACAAGCAAATGGTTTCAGTTTACGATTAGAGATAGATATTCGGATAGAACACCTTTAGATGTGTCTTGGAAGTTTTGGTGGCTTGATAATTGCAATTCCGTTATATCTTTTTTCTTGATGTGTTTTCCTATTATAGTATTTACTGAAGATTTGGTGCATTGGCTTGGTTTAAACTTTTTACCAGATGCGATGAAGACCGAGAATCCGATGTACATTTATTACATTTTCGGTTTGTCTTTTGGGTGGGTGCTTGAAGTGATTTTAAAGAAAGCGAAGTTAATTAGAAACGCACAAAAATAAGGAGATGGATAAAGTAATAATAGGCGCAATTTTGTTAATTCAGTCACTACAAACTGAAAGTTTTAAGAATAAGATAATTGATGTCTGCTTGACTATCTCAACTGGTATGGGTGTTTATTTTACTTTGCCTTTTCAAATTAGCACTAACTTTTATGCTCAAGAGATTTTCCGAAGCATTACAAGTATATTAACTGCTATTACCATTTTGGTAATTTCTTTATTTATCCGCAGATGGTGGAGTAAACGATTTAAATGAGATTAATCAAGAGAATATTTATTCATTGCTCTGCTGGGTTTGGAGATGTAGAAAGCATCAAACGATACTGGAAGTCCAAAGGCTGGAAGTCCGTAGGCTATCATCGTATAATCGCTGAAGATGGCGAAGTTTTCCAGTTAGCACCATACGAACAACTAACCAACGGAGTTAAAGGTTATAACTCAACAAGCATTCATATCTGCTACATTGGGGGCGTAGATAAGGCAAACGTACACAAGGCAAAAGATAGTCGCACAGAAGCGCAAAAAGAAGGCTTAACATGCGAAATAGAGAATGCCTTACTATATCTCAAAGCATTTCAAAGCATAGAAGATGTGCAAATATTGGGTCATAGGGATATATCAGAAGATAAGAACCTAAATGGCAAAATTGATGCATGGGAAAGGATCAAAGAATGCCCGTCATTTGATGCTATTCCGGAATATGCTTACCTAATAGAAAAATACAAATAATACATTATATTTAAAGCGTGAAACTACACGAATTAAAAGACAAGTTAAGCCAATTAGATCTAAAAGAATACGACGGTATACATTTAGGAAGTGGCACTATTTTAGATGCAAAAAGATTTGTTGAAAATCACATTAGCTTTTTAGAATCTAATCCTAACAATAGCACCTTTCTGCTTTATTACAATAGGCTGTTTGAATTCTACAAAAAAACAAAACAATGGATTGCAGAAAAGCATTAATTACCTATCCAAGACAAGAAGGTGAAAGTAACAATAAATGGTTTAAGCGAGTTGCTGAACTTACTGGTTTACACCATAAGAGCATAAATAAACACTATTACAAATATCGCAACTTTGTTGAAACCCAGCGCAAATATGACAAGAATGGCAATGTTATAAGCCGAGTTGAAAAGCTACAACAAGCAAATTTAGTGGATGTCCCCGATGGATTAGAACTATCACGATTAAGCACGAATGTCACTACTGGCCAGCAATGGCAAATCTACACCAAAGAAAGTCAAAATAAAGCGTTTTTTAAGCTAAATAAAGACTTAATTAAGGAAACACTAAAGGAATGTAATTTAAAGCCCTTAAACGCGCCTAAAATCACTCCTACGAGCAATAAAGTTTTGAAGATAACCTATACAGATGTTCACGTTGGTTTAAACATTACCGAAAACTTGTACGGATTGCGCCAATGGAACGAGTTTGAGTTAATGGATGCACTCCAAAAGATAGTTTATTATGTAGGTGAGCAGTTTAATGGCCAATCAAAAATAGTTGTGGCCGACTATGGCGATTTTATGGATGGCTGGGATGCCAAGACAACTCGTGGCGGTCATATACTTGACCAAAATATGAGTAACGAAGAAGCGTTTAAAGTAGGCGCACAATTCAAAATAGAGTTAGCCAAGCGATTATCAAAGTTTGGAGTGCCTTTGGAGTTTTACAATGTGACAAATGACAACCATAGTGGCTCATTTAGTAAGATAGTAAACATTCACGTTAAAGAAGTTTTATCTTATTTACTACCTAACGTAAAGTACGAGATATTTAACGACTTTATTAGTCATTACTTTGTGGGGAATTGGTGTTTTATTTGCAGTCACGGAAAGGATGAGAAGCATTTAAAGTACGGATTTAATACAAAGCCAGATGATAAGGCAAAAACCCACATAAATAGATACATAGATAAACACGACCTGCATAAGTATCGAATCGTATGCGAGTTTGGCGATAAACACCAGTTAATTCGTGATACCAGCCACGCTAAATTTGAGTACAATGTGTATTGGGCGTTAAGTCCAGCAAGTGACTGGGTGCAAACTAACTTTGCAGATGGGCGCAGAGGTTTCTGTATTGAAGAGATAGCCGACAATTTTAAAACATTTACAAACATTCAACTATGAAAAAACTGATAATGATTATACTATTGTTTGGAGTAAGCCAAGCGCAGGTCAACAAGAAGAAGTTAAGAAGCAATCTACACGACTGCGAAAACGCATTATCAGCGTGTTTAAGCGCAAAAGATACGATAAGTGATACTATCTATATCTATAGTTCAAAAGAAGCCGTAAAAGTGGCCAAACAAGTTGAGAAAACAAAGCGCAAAGTGAAGGTCCAGGAAACAAAGCAGAACAAATCAAACAACAAAACCGATGTCAAGACTGATTGGTTTTTAAACTTGATGCAAAGTATGACACGAATGACTGCTATTTTAACTGCTGGTGGATTTATCGGTGGTGGTGTAGTAATTACAAAGTTATTACAA